ATCGCATCCTGCGCGACAAGGGATACACCTATTCGCGGCATAAGATGCCCCACGATGCAGACCATCGTTCACTGACTGAGGTCGCCAAGACACGGCGTGAACACGCCGAAGCGGCGGGCATCCGGCCCATCGAGGTAATGAAGCGCATCGACAGTGAGCAGTCGGGTATCGACGCCAGCCGATCCTACCTCGCCAGCGTCTGGATCAATGAAAGCCGGTGCGCGCGCCTGATCCAGTGCCTCGATAACTACCGCAAGGCCTGGGACGACAAGCTTGGAGTGTTCAAGCCTTACCCGCTCCATGACGAGTTCAGCCACGGCTACAAGTCATTCGAGACGGCGGCTATCGCGCCGCCAACTGGGCAGGCCCGCAAGATCATCTATTCCAGCCGAGGGATTGTCTGATGGCCACCCAGTACGCCATTCCGGCTGACGACGACACGAACGCCTGGATCAACGAGGCGCAGGACACGCGCCCGCTGAGCAAAGAGGAAATCGTGGGCATCCTGCGCGATCAGGAGCGAGCGTCGGTCAGCTTCCGGGATACCGTGCTGGCTGGCGAGCAGGCCGCCGCGCTTGATTATTACGAAGCCGAGCCGTTCGGTGACGAGGAGGAAGGCCGCAGCCAGGTCGTGGTGCCTGATGTGGCCGAGGTCGTCGACTACATGCAGATCAGCGTACTGCGGACGATCGCCAGTGGTGACCGCGTGGTCGAGTTCGAGCCGGGCGACACGGACGAGATTCCTGATCTGCCCGAGCAGCCGGTCCAGCCTCAGGTCCCGCCGCAGCCTCAGGGCGATCCGAACGATCCGCAATATGCTCAGCAGGCCACCGCCTACGTGCAGCAATATGGGCCGGTGCTTCAGGCCTACCAGCAGCAGAAGGCTCAATACGATCAGGCTATCGCTGCTTTCCGCCGTTGGGAGGACCAGCAGAAGAAGGCGGCCGAAGATGCAACCGAGGCGGTCAACTACATCTTCCTGCGCCGGCAGAACGGCTACCGCATCCTGATCGACTGGATCCAGTCCGGCCTGATCGAGAAGATCGGGATCATCAAGACAGCCTGCGTCACGGAGCGCAAGAAGATCCGGCAGGCCGCGACGGTGAGCGAGGACCAACTTGCCCTGCTGGCACAGGAAGGCGCGGAAATCGCCAGCGCGACGCAGAACCCCGACGGGTCGTGGTCGGTGATCGCCGTGACCTATCAGGAGGTGAAGCGCTACATCGACATGCCTGTTCCGAGCGAGGAGTTCATCTTCCCGCCGCGGACGCGTGACGAGGACAGCTCGCCCTATCTGGCTTGGCGTGGGCGCAAGACGCTCTCCGATCTGGTGGAGATGGGCTTCGATCGCCAGACGGTCGAGAACCTGCCTACAGACGACGGCAATGAGTTCCGCGACAGCCGAGAGTTCACCCGCTGGCGCGACGAGACCAACGTTGGCGAGTTAGCGTACCAGAAGGCGCCGATGATGCGCGAGGTCATGCTCCTAGAGGAGTATGCCTATTTCGACCTCGACGATGATGGCGTAGCCGAGCTCTGGCAGATCTTCCGCGTCGGCGACGTGATCCTCGATATGAACGAGGTGGACGATCACCCGTTCGTGGTCTGGACTCCTTTCCCGCGTGCCCATCGCATGGTCGGCAACTCGCTGGCCGAGAAGACGATGGATATCCAGCGCGTGAACAGCGTGCTGCTGCGTCAGGCGCTTGATGGCACGTATATGACCAACAGCCCGCGCGTGGCGATCAGCAATGACGCGATCGGCGATGACACGATCGACGACCTGCTGACTGTCCGGCCGGGCGGGATCGTGCGCTACAACGGCGCAAATGCCCCCGCCCCGCTAAATGAGCCTTTCGACATCCAGAAGTCGCTCGGCATGCTGGAATACATGGCCGGCCTGCGCGAGACGCGGACCGGCATCACCCGGCTCAATCAGGGTCTGGACGAAGACACGATCAACAAGACGGCATCGGGTCAGGCTGCACTTCAGGCAACCGGTCAGCAGATGGAGGAATATGTCGCCCGCAACTTCGCGGAGGCACTAGCTCGCCTGTTCGCGAAGAAGCTGCGGCTGATGAAGGAGCACGGCAACCCGTTCGCGATCAAGGTGGATGGGAACTACCGCCGCGTTGATCCGACGACATGGGATAGCGACATGAACGTTGCGGTTCGTGTCGGGCTGGGGTCTGGCCGTAAGGAGCAGCGCCTCGCCTATCGTGCGCAGCTTCTGCCGGTGCAGGAGCAGGGCCTGCAATATGGCCTGACCGACGCCAAGCGGCTCTACAACAACGCAGTGGGCATGATCCGCGACGCTAACCTGGGCAATCCGGACGACTACTTCGTCGATCCGGACAGCGAGGAATTCCAGCAGGCCCAAGCAAACAAGCCGCCGCAGATCGACCCGAATGTACTGAAGGCGCAGATGCAGGGCGTGGCGGCGCAGCAGGATGCGCAGACACGAGCGGAGGAAAGCGCCCGCAAGGTTCAGCTGATGCAGGATGAGAGCACCGCGAAGGTCACGATCATGCATCAGGAGGGCCAGCAGAAAATTGCTCTCGCCGCTGCGGATGCCGAACAGAAGCAGCGTTTGGCAGAGAGCAAAGCCATGTTCGAGGCAAATCTGGCGACCCAGACAGCCGATCGTAACTTCCAGCTAGCGATCATGCAGGAGACCAACCGACATGAGCTCGCCAAGCAGTCGCAGGCGAACGCGCACGAGATCAACATGACCAAGGCGAAGCAGGTGCCGCAGGAGCGGCCTGGCGGGGATTTGGATAAATGACCGAAGTAGGAAACTTGGCTGCGATCGAAGGCCTGACCGGTGACCCCGATAGCATGCCGGCGAAGGTAATGCGCGCCGGTCGCTGCCTTGCGGAATATCACACCGTCGAAACACCGCTGATCGGCCATGTGTCGATCGGTATTTTTGCCGACGGCACCTATTCCTGTGGCTTCCAGTGCCCGGAAGATCATGGCCTGTTCGGCCCGATTCTGTTCACTGCGTACATCAAGGAAATTATCGAGCGTGAGTTGACGGGTAAGCAGTCGGCCGACGATTACGCCAAGGAGTTCCTGCTGTGACAATCCAGCACGGCAACCTAACCATGCTCGTCAGCCTCACCAGCACCGACGGCGACAACAGCGTCACCTCATCCTTCCCGCTCGACCAGACGCGGGGGAGCGTGACTGACCTCGCCACGCTCAGCGCCATGAACGAGCAGAAGCTGGCCGCAATGCAGCCGACGCAGCCCGAGGAGCCGACCGATGCCCAGCCTGTGGCTTCTGGATCAGGTGATACGAACGGGGGCTCTGGCAGTGCTCCTTCTGCGGAGACCAGCCAATGACAGATGAGGATCCTATCCGCCGACAGAAGCGCTGGCAGGCGTTCTACGAGGAGCCTGAGGGGTTGCGCGACATGCTCGCCACGCTTCGGGCCACGTATTTCCAGAGGATGAGCAGCGTCGAGCCGTGGGAGGTCGCCAAGCTGACCAATCTGGCCATAGCCGCGAAGATCGTGACGCAATTCGACGGGATGATTCAGGCGATCATTGCTGAGGGCAAGATGGCCAAGGCGGCGAACGACGCGGCCGAGAAGATGGCGGCAATTCCTGACTACAAACGGCGCTGGCTCTGAGGGGATAGATCATGGCCGAATATGACGATGGTATGGATGCGGCGATGGAGGCTTTCAGCAAGCTTCCTCCAGTCGCACCCGCAGCTTCTGGTCGCGCGGATGATGAGCCGCGTGACGATGATATGCAAAACGACACGATCGACGATGATCAGGTCGATAATCCTCTTGACGAGGACGATGGCGAAGCGGATGATGGGGCCGAGGATGGTGAAAATCCGTCCGAGGACGAGCAGGAAGCCGAACCGGATGCTCCGGCCATCGATGCCCCTGCAAGTTGGGATGCCGAGGCGAAGAAGGTTTTCGCGTCGCTCTCACCCGAAGCGCAGCGCATCGTCGCTGACCGGGAGAGCCAGCGCGACAAATTCGTCAACGCCAAGGCCAACGAGGCCGCGACGGCGCGCAAGCAGTCCGAAGCGCTCGTGAACGAATATACCAATTTGCACCGGCATTTTGCCGAGCAGATGGACACATACGCGAAGGCGTTTCAGCCCCAGCGGCCGGATTATTCGCTTCTGGCGACCGACCCGCAGGCCTACGCCCACCAGATGGCGATCTATGAGGCCGCATCCGCCCAGCGCGACGAGTTCGCGCAGCGCGCCGCCCAAGCCCGCCAGCAAGCCGAGACCATCGAAGCAGAGCAGCTGAAGGCATTTCAGCGCGAGGAAGGTCAGCGGATCGTCGATGCGATCCCGGATATGGCCGACCCGGCGAAGGCAAAGGCGCTCTGGACCGACTTCTCGGCGACGGCCCAAGAACTCGGCTACCCCGAAGAACTCATCAAGCAGGCCCGTGCCGTTGATGTGATCGGCCTTCAGAAGGCTACGGAGTGGCGGAACAAGGCCGGCAAATGGGACGCGTTGCAGGCTTCCAAGATGGCGACCGTGAGGGACGCCAAGGGGAAGACGAAGGTGGCCATACCGGGGTCAGCTCAGCCCAAGGGCAGCGCCCGTGCTCAGGGATTGCAGGACTCGATGAGCCGGCTGCGCAAGTCCGGAGATGTCCGAGACGCTGCTGCGGCCTTCGCAAACCTCAGGTGACGGGCTTGGCCCTGATCCTGATGAGCAAGGATCAGGGCCATGGTTGCCACGAATACCATTCAGACCGTTACCCGGGTGGGTAACCGCGAAGACCTTTCCGACATCATCTACAACATCTCGCCGACCGAGACCCCGTTCGTCACCGCCATCGGGCGCGAGACGGCGAGCGCGGTCTATCACGAGTGGCAGACCGACGCGCTGGTGTCGGCGAACGCCAACAACAAGCAGATCCAGGGCGACGACCTGTCGAACGACAATCGGCCGCCGACGACCCGTCTGGGTAACTACACCCAGATCTTCACCAAGGTCGTGGGCACTTCGACGACCCAGCGCGCGGTTCGCGCCGCCGGTCGATCGGACGAGCACAACTATCAGCTCGCCAAGGCCGGCAAGGAGCTGAAGCGGGACATGGAGGCTCGCTATACCTCCACGCTTCCGGCTGTCCCGCCGGCCGCTGCGACGCCGGGTGAATCCGCCGGTGCGCTGGCGTTCATGCGGACCAATGCGACCCGCGGTGCAGGTGGCGCCAACCCGACGCTCTCGGGCACGACCACCGGCTATCCCAACGCCGCACCGACCAATGGCACGACTGTCGCCTTCACGGAGAGCCTGCTGAAGACAGCCATCGCGCAGGCATGGACTGCTGGAGGCGAGCCGACGCTGGTCATCATGTCACTGCTCAAAAAGCAGATCGCCGCCACCTTCTCGGGCCTGGCGCAGCAGCGCCGCGAGACCGGCAACAAGAAGGCGACGATCATCGCGGGCGCCGACATCTATGTGTCGGACGTTGGCGAGCTCCAGTTCGTGCCGGATCGCTTCGGCCCGCTGAACTCGGCTGCGTCGAGCGTCAACCGCGACGTGCTCATCATCGACCCGGACATGTGGGCGATTGCCACGCTGGATCCGATGCAGCGCCGCAAGCTGGCGACGACCGGTCTGGCCGATCGCGACGCGATGTACACCGAGCAGACGCTGGTCTGCCGGAACGAAGCCGCCTCGGCGGTGATCGCGGACCTCACCTGATCTGGGGCTGACTGACCGGGGCGAGAGCGGGCGCCCCGGTTTTTCCACAGGAGACGAAGATGGCTGACCCCAAGAACTCTCAGGACGACGAAGCGACGGTCAACGACATTGTGACCGATGTGCCGCCGGCCAATCCCTTCGGCGAGCCGGTAAAGCCGCTGGAGGAATATCCGAACACTTCCGAAGCCGGAAAACAGGCGGCGGCACTGGGTGTCGAGACCGAGGAAACCAAGGGCACCGACAGCCCGGTTGGTGAAACGGTCGTCGAGCACCCGCTGAGCCCGACTGACACCAATCCGAACCCTCACGGCACGCGCGAGCAGCCGTTCACTGCTGTGGCGGTCAAGGATCCGGATGCGGAGAACGGATACAGCGTGACGAGCCCGGACGAGGGCAATGTGACGATCACCGCGACCGTGCCGGAGGTGTTCCTCGGCGATGGCCGAGTGCTTCACGATGGCGAGAGCGCGAAGGTGACAAAGGAAGTCGCCAAGCAGCTCGTCGACGAGAAGAAGGCCAAGCGTGGCTGAACGGCTCCTCGACTATGATCCCCTGACTGGGGTCAAGACGTGGTTCTCGTCGTCTGATGAGGATGGAGGCACGTGGAATGTTCGTTACGAACAGGACGCGACCTCCATCCTTGACGGGAACAAGGAAGCGCAGGCCGAGGGCTTCGATAAGCGCTCGGAGATGTGGCACGCCGCCAGCGTCCCGACCGTCGTCCTGATGGAGTGGATGACCAAGTATGGCGTCCGCGCCTGGGACAAAAACCACGCCCATGCGGTCAAGCGGCTACTCAACAGCGACGAGTATCGCTGGTGCCGCGTGAAGCATTTCATGATGTGAGGAACGCAATGAAGAAGCTTCTCATGGGGCTTCTGGCCCTCATCGCTTCCCCGGCTTCGGCCCAGTATTTCGGCAACAACGTGGCGGGTTCGGTCGCGACCGGATCGCTCGCCTTGCCGCCTGCCTACCTCCAGAGCGTCAACGTCACGTCGGGCGCGAGCGCCGGCTATGTCATGGTCTTCGATGCCACGACCGTACCAGCGGATGGCACCGTCGCTCCAGCCCGTTGCGTACCGCTGGCAGCGAATACGGGGATCGAGCTCAACTGGCGCGCCTCGCCGATCCGCTTCGTGAACGGCGTGGTGGTGGTCTTCTCGACGACCGGCTGCTTCACCAAGACTATCAGCGCGACGGCCTTCATCGCGGCGGACTATCGCTGATGTGGCGGACGCTTGTTTCGGGCGGTCTGGCGCTCGGCATTACCGCCGCGGTGCTGGCTCAGGTCGTGTCGCCGCTCAATCAGGGCGGTACGTTCGACACGAGCAATCTGGCCACCAAGGGTGACTTGTCTGCGGTTCAGGCGACGATCCCAACCGGGGCTACGACAGCACCGCCCAGTGTGTCGGATACGGGCACCGTCGGCACGCAGACGATGGTATATGCGCTGGCGAACCACACGCACGCGAGCAAGATCCGAAAAATCCGCGCGCAGACTGCTGCTGACGGCACATATACCTTCACCTATCCGACAGCATTTGCCGCCGGCGTGACGCCGATCTGTGAGGCGACGGCCGAGACGGTTTCCGGTGTGACCGACGTCATCAATGCCCAGATCAACGGCACGCCGACCAACACGGCGGCCCAGATCATCGTCACCCGGACGCAGCGCTCGGTCGTGTCGCTGATCGGGCTGACGGTCCTATCCATCCCGACGCAGCCCGGCGTGACCTGGGTGCATATCGCCTGTCTGGAGCCCTGATATGTCGGATCTGTCGACGATCGTCTCTTCGGCCGGGCAACGGCAGATCGACAGCAGCATCGAAGCGATCATGGCGTCGCTGGGTGGTTCGCAGTCTGGTGGGTCTTCGCTGCTGTCGTTCCCGCCCGTGCTTCTGGTTGGTGCATCAACCACCCGCATGAACACCTATGGCGATGTCAGCCCGCAGCGTGGCGGTCCGATGGCCGGTTCGCCGATCAGTTGGTACCAGATGCTGTACGGTCGGCGGATCAAGTTCGACAACCAGCCGAACCTGGGCGTCACGGATCCGGATCGCACCTACCAGCGCGGTTATGATTACGGTGCCGATGGCGCGCGCGCGACGGACGAGACGTCGCACAGCCCGAGTTTCACGCATCAGATCGATGCGGCGATTGCTGACTGGTCGACCACGTCAAGCAAGCCGTTCATGGTCATTGTGAGCGAGCGCAACGACGTCGACGGCGGCTTCACGTCAAGCCAGTACATTACGGCGATGACGGCGCTCTACACGAAGGCGCTGGCGGCCGGCTTCAAGGTGATCGCTACCGAGTTGTGGAACCCCATGCTGACGGACAGCTCGTCAGCTTATACGGGTGCGAGTGCTCCCGGCCGGCAGGTCACATTGGACTTCAACACCTGGGTCAACGCCAATTGGCAGTCGCTCGGCATCACGGCGCTTGTGCCGCTCTTTGCCGCGATGACGGACACCGGAACCAGTGGAAATCCGCCGAAAACCGGCTACACCGCCGACACGCGCCATTACAGCCCCAAGGGTGGCAAGGCCGGCGCTGCTGCTTATGCGGCGGTGTTCAACGCCATCGCCGCGGCAAGGACCTATGGCGCCCCCGACGCGAATAACATCTTCTCGGCTTTCACCGCATCGGGAGGCACCGCGAATACCGGCGTCACAGGCACGCTTTCGGGCAATGTGCAGGCCACCAAGTCCGTTCCCGGCTCGACGGCCACGATCGTCGCTGCTACGGCTCAGGACAGCACGACCAATGAGATTTTCCAGCGTCTGACGATCAGCAACACCACTGGCGTGACCGCGCCGGGTGAAATCGTGACGCTGGAGCCGATCACCATGCCCACGCCGGCGGCTGGGGTGACACATGGCTATCGCCAGCGTGTACGCATCAAGGCGACGAACGTCCCCTATGCGATCTACGCGACGATGCAGGACGACGGCGCGTCGCAGGCCCGCGTCAATGCCATTACGCCCATTACCAATGTGTCAGGCAACACGCCTACCGCATCACCTGCGACGGGCATCCAGTGGTTCGACGGCTCGACCGATCTGGATCTCTGGCTGGATAGCCCCGGCATTGCCTGGAGTGGCGCGGGAACGGCGCACTGGAAGCTGGCGGTGCTCTACGCTGCATCGGCGAGCAATTCCGACACGTTGGTGGTGGAGGCATATGCGCCGATCACCTTCACCAAGTCCAACCTGCTGACTCCTCGCCCGCTGCTGACCAACAGCTTCAATCAGGTCCGCGGCGTGTCGAGCGTGATCGGCTCATTCGGCGAAAGTGGAGAGGGTTTCACGGCGCTCGGCGGCACCGCGGCGGCTACGATTGGCTCCGACAGCCTCGCTTACTTCACCACGGCCGGTCTGATCGCATCCACGTGGGTTCCGCCAAGCGCCGATTACGATGTGATCGCCACGATCCAGTGGAAGGGCGATGTCTCAGCCCAGAACGTCTATGTGAATGCGCGCGCGCAGAGTTCGACGGTGTTCATCTCGGCCGGCCGGTTCAGCGGCAAGTGGCAGATCGTCATCAATTCTCCGACGACCTACTTCTACCCGAGCACTGGCGATCCCACGCAGTCCGCCAACGCGAACGGCACAGCCACTCCTGTTCCGTCGAGCGGTGACATCTGGATCCTGCGCCTGCGCGTGCAGGGCAACTCCTACTCGCTCTACGCGACGATCAACGGCGGCACGGAAACACTGGTTGCCCAGATCCTGAGCCCTGACAGCACCGCCGCAGCTGCAGTCGCTGCTGCTGGTAGCGCCGGCATCCGTAATTCCGGCACGCTCGGCACATCGACGACCGGCGCGTTGTACAAGAAACTGGCAACGGCGGTGTTCTCCTGATGGCTGGCATCTCCACCTACGATGATCTGGTCGCGGCGATCGGCTCCTGGCTCGACCGGGATGATCTGTCGGACAAGATCCCGACCTTCATCCAGCTTGCCGAAGCGCGCCTGAAGCGCCTGCTCTCCATGCCGGATATGGAGACGACTGTCACGCTCACGGCTGCGGCGAGCGTTCCTCTGCCGGCAGATTTCAACAGCGTGCGCTCGCTCTACCTCACCACCACTCCGCGCCAGCTTGTCACGCCCGTGGCGCCGGCCGACTTCTACGGCCGCCCGTTCGACACACCCGGTCTGCCCACGATTTACGCCATCGTTGACGGGAACCTAGTGTTCTCGCCAGCGCCGGATGCTTCCACCCCTGCGGTGATGACGTACCTCGCAACCATCCCCTCGCTAGGGACGTCGCAGGAAACCAACTGGCTCCTGACGAAGTATCCGGACATCTACCTGTACGCCTCGCTGGTCCAGGCCGAGTTCTACGGCTGGAACGATGATCGCCTGACCCTCATCAAGGGCGCGCTCGACGAAGCCATTGCTGAGGCGAACAGCGACGGCAACCGCCAGCGCTATAGCGGCGCGCCTCTCGTCAAGCGTCCGCCTGTGCATGAGGCGGTACGAGGGGCTTACCGTCGGTGAAGTCCCAAACGCTCTTCGGCCCCTATGAGCCAGACAAGGCGCCATTCCTGCAGAGCGGGCTGGTCGACATGGCGAATGCCTATGCGTCAGCCAACGGCTGGAAGCCGGTTGGTGCATTCTCGGCACTGACTCCTGCCCTGCCTACTGCCTTCAACGGAGGCGGGGCATTCGTGGGATCGAACGAAGCCGGTACGCTGCTCGCGGGGTCGACCACCAACCTCTACAAATATGCCGGCGGGGCATGGAGTAGCGT